CAAATAAAAGAGTATATTGAATCTGATAAATTACCTTTAAATGATAAAGGAGAATTAGTAAATTCTAAAGGAGAAGTTATTAATATTACTCAGGAAGATTCTAGACCTATTGTAGATGTTATTAGAGAAGATTTAGGAGTACAATTAGGAATTGAATTACCTCAAGATTTTGTAGTAGAAGATAATTTAGAAGGAATTACTAAATTAGTGCAAGAAGCTATTAAAACTGCTAATACTAAAAGTATTGTTAATTTTTTAGATAGTAATCCTATTATGAAAGATTTTTATCAACATTTAAAATTAGGATATAATCCTTCTGATTTTACTGCTGAAAATATTGATTATAAAAGTATTGATACTACTACATTAGATAATATTGCTAAATTAGATTTTATTAATAAATATTATAAAAAACAAGGAATTATAAATACTAGTAATTTACTTGAAGCTTTGAAAAAAGGAGGAGATGATGTAGTTAATGCTGAATTAACAACTGCTCTTACTTATTTAGATAATAAACAAAAAGAAGAAAGAACTAATAGAGATAATCTTTTAAAACAACAAGCTTTAGATGAAGCTAAACAAGTAGAAGATTATTGGGATAAAGTTAATAATACTATTACTAAAGGTAAACTTGGTAATATTAATATTCCTATTAAAGAAAGACAAGCATTTTTTGATTATTTATCAAGACCTATTGATAAAGAAGGTAATAGTGCTGTTATGAAAGATATTGAAAATGAAGATTTAGAATTTCAATTAATGACAGATTTTTTAAGATTTAAAAAATATAATTTATCTGAATTAGTTGCTGTTCTTGCTAAAGAAAATAAAGTACTTAGTTTAAGAGATAAATTAGAAAAATCTAAAAAAGAATTTCAAACAGGAAAAGGTGTACCTACAACTGGAGGTTCTAATAGAGATACTAATGTACATCCTACTCTTGATACTATTGCTTAATATACTCTAAATTAATATTAATTTTAAATTCAATTTATTATGATTGGTACACCTAACAGTACTTTTGCTTTACAAGGCTCCGCTCCTTATAGAATTGTACAACATGAAACTTTTGGAGATGAAGGATATACAAATAATCTTTCTCTTACTAAAGCTCGTATGACAAATCCTGATACTCTTAATCCTGTTATTACTCATATGATGGGTAAAGAGAGTAAAAAATTCCCTCTTTTGTTTTTAACTGAAGGACAAAAAAAAGGTGTTAAATATGTAGAAATTCAAGATGTTGAATATGACTGGCCTGTATTTGGTCGTTTAAGACGTACTGATGCTGTTGCTAGTACTGATTATGTAGCTGGTGATAAACCAGGTCTTGGAGGTACTCCTGTTTATGTTACTTTTAAAACTCGTTGGTTAAAATATCAACATAATATTGTTTCTCCTCTTGGAATTAAAGCACGTATTATGTCTAGACCTGAAAAAGTAGCTAATGGTTATAGATATCAATTAGATATTATTAGAAATAATAATACTACTTTTATTCCATTAAGTGAACTTGCTCCAAATACTCTTTGGGCTATGTCAGGTGGTGCTAACGTTTCTGAAAGTTATTCTGTTGGAAATGAAAGTAATAAACAATTTCCTGGAAAAGTTAAAAATCAATTAGGTATTCTTCGTAAATCTTATGAAGTAGGTGGTAATGTTAGTCAACGTATGATGACTTTTCATTTTCCTAAAAGTGGTGGTGGTGAAAGTAGCTACTATTTACCATTTGAAGAATGGCAACATGAGATGAATTTTAAACAAGATTGTGAAGAATCTTTATGGGAATCTGAATATAATAGAGATGAAAATGGTACTATTATGAATATAGACCCTGATACTCAACTTCCTATTCCTTATGGTGCTGGTGTTAAAGCTCAAATTCCTAATAGAGATACTTATGGTATTTTAACTGCTAGAAAAATTAAAAGTATTGTAAGTGAAGTTATGTATGGAGCTACTGATACTGATAATATGAATATTACTTTATTTACTGGTATGGGTGGTAAAGAAGAATTTTCTAATGCTATTATGAATGAAATGAGTGGATGGTCTGCATACGATGGTGCTTTAAATAGTACTGTTACTGGTGGTCCACGTAATTTAGTTTATGGTGCTTTCTTTACTGGATTTAGACACGTAGATGGTCATATTATTAATGTTGCACACCTTCCTTACTTAGATTTTGGAGGTACTGCTGAAAATGCTCCTAGACATCCTATTTCCGGTAAACCTATTACTTCTTATGAAATGCACTTTGTAGATATGAGTGTATATGATGGAGAAAATAATGTTCAATTAGTAACTCAAAAAGGTCGTTCTTTAATTAGAGGTATTGAACAAGGTATGACTTTATTAAAAGGTCTTAATTACGGAGATTATAGAGGTAATCAAATGGATATTCAATTATCTACTTCACAAGATAAAACTGCTATCCATTATCTTAAAACTCTAGGAGTTGCAATTAGAAGAAATACTCATTGTTTTTCATTATATTGTTCATTATAATACTTTTGGTTTAAACTTAAATAAGGTTACTAATTATTTAGTAGCCTTATTTTTACTTTTAATAATATAAAAATAAATAAATTTTATGGAAAATAATGCACAAAGTGGTACAGCTACAAGCAATCCTGAAAAAACTATTAATCCTAATACTTTAAGTGTTAAAGATATTTTAAGTGCTAATATTAATAAACAAACTAATTCTCATTTAATTACTATTGAAGTAGCTCTTAGAAGAAGACCCGGAATGACAGGTTTACCTGGTCTTGACCCTGCTGAAAGAATTTATTGGTTAGGTGCTGCTTTAGATATAAGAACTAAAGGTAATTTAAAAGGAATTGTAGGAGAATTAGAAAAAACTTTTATGCCTAGTATTGTAGGTCATAGTCATAATGCACCTGAATTTAAAGCTAAAGTAGAAGAATATTGGTCTTCTTTTGGAGTTAAAGTTCCTCATGATGAAGAATTTTTAAAACCTCATAAAAGAGGAGTTCCTATTAAAATTCAAGTTAATGTTACCGGTAGTTTACTTAAAAATAGAATAGATAAAGTTTCTAGTATAGAAACAAAAATGGAAATTATTAATGAAGCTTTAGTAACTTTAAATACTAATACTAATAGTAATTTTGCTTCTTTATTAGATGAATCTATCTCTGATTTTTTACTTCTTAATTTTGCTTTAAAACATTCTAGAGTTGCTAATAATTTTGAAGATATTGGTAAATCTCCTAAAATTGAATTTTATATCTATGAAAAATCTAATGCAATAAAAGCTGCTGATAAAGATATTAAAAATAAAACTAAAGCAATGGCTTTATATCAAAGTTTAACAGGAGATGATAGAAAAATTGATGCAGTTCTTATTTTATTTAAAGAATCTCCTGGAGATTATGATGATGAAATGGAAAAATTAATTAAGATTTTTGAATTATATAATTTATCTAGTCAAAATCTTAATAATTTTATTTCTTTTGTTCAAGATGAATCTTGGGAAACTAAATATTTAATTAATTTAGCTGTAATTAAAGGAAAATTATCTAATCCTGTAAATACTACTGCTTACTATTATAATCAAACTATGATAGGTAGAACTTTAGAAGATGCTGTATTAGAATTAACTTCTGATAAAGAAAATATGAAAGCTATTAAAAATACTTTATTAAAAGAAGTAGGTTTAGTATAAATTAATAATTAAATTAATGACTACACAAGAGTTACATATAAATATAGATTTACTTTTACAAAAAGTTTCTAGTAATTGGAATAGTAATTTTTTGCCACAAGAAAAAGATATATTTATAAATAAAGAAATATTAAAATTTGTTAAACAACGTATTAATCCTTTAAGTAATATTAAATTAGAAGGAAGTTATGATACAATTAAAAGAACTCAAGATATTAATAGTTTAACAAAAACTGTACCTCTAAATGTAATTGATTTAAATCAAAAGGAAGCTATTGTACAGCTTCCTTTTGATTTTTTATATTATGTTAGTGGTAGTTTAGATGTGTGTTGTAATTGTAATAATATTAATATTTCTACTTTTACTAAATATATTGCTACATTTTCCCCCATAGATGATAGTGTTGAGGATTTAAGTAGTGAAATATTAAGTCAATTAGACACTCTAATAGAAGGAGAAGATATTATAGATTTAGTTAATACTGTTAATTTACCTGAAAATTATTTTCCTAGTGATAATTTACCTAATTATCGTAAATATTTTATTTATAATAATTTAATATTTAATAGTATTAAACGAAATCTTCCTATTGGTTATGAAATTAAATATGATAAATTTAATAATAAATTTATTATTAGTTCTAATACTCCATTCGAAATAACTTTTTCTATGGGGGAAATAGATTTTGACATAACATATACTCAAGAAATTAATAATACTTATAATTTAACTAATTCATTAGAATCTGAATTACGTATTATAGATGAAGAATTTAAAACTCATGTTAAAAAATCTTATTTATCAGGTAATAAAGATGAAAGTAGAATAGGTTATTTAAGAAATAATAGTATTATTTTACCAAAGTCACCTAATGTTATACTAGATACCTTAAATTTAACATATCGTTGTTATCCTAGTAAAGTAGATGTATTTTTACAATATAATTCAGAACTTACTGATGAAGCACTTGATGAAGTAATTAATAATGTTGCTCAAAATTTAAAAGGTGTTATTTCTGATGATGGTTATGAAAAATTTATTAGAGAAAATTTATTAATTGAATAATTAAATTTAACTTATGGAAAATGTTTTTATTGTTAATGCTATCGGAACTAAAGAATCTTCAACTACTGCTAGTATTGAAGGTTTAGCCGCTAGAGAAGTTCTTGTAATAGGAACTAATAATGTTGTACTTGCTACTCCTGCTGATTGTGTAGGTGTAGATGGTTTTTATTTTGTAACTAAATTAACTAGTGGTAAATTTAGAACTAGTGCTGTTATTAAAAGACGTAATGTTACTTCTATTAAAAAGAAAGACTATGTTGCTTTTACTTTGCCTCAATGGCGACTTGCATCAGGAAGTAATGGACTTAATGTAGAAACTACAGGAGAAGCACAAATTGGTATTACTAATAAATCTTATAATAGAACTATTAATTACCAAAGAGTAAATGTAAATGTAGTTAAATTAGCAGGAGAAAGTACTGCTACTTATTTAGCTAAAGTAGTTGCAGCTTTAAATGCTGAAAATAGTAAATTATCTCAAACTTTATTTACAGCTACATTAGGTAATACCAGTTCTAATTATTTTATAACTATAGCTTCTACTAATAGAAATGCAGATATTTCTATTACAATGGATGGTATGTTTGCCGGTACTGAAATTACTAATACTGTTGTTGCTGTAACAGGTAATGGTTTTGGTGCTGATATTGTAGCTCTTGAAAAAGACCATTCTAAAAATTTAGGTAATCAAGGTTATGAAAGATTAACAGAAGCTTGGTATAATGCTCCTACTGAATCTTTAGCTACTGAAAATTATGATATTCTTAATTTAGCTTGGAAAGGTGAATCACCTACTGCAAGTTCTAGTATGACTGTAGCTAGTAATACTATTACTTTAGGATTTCCTACAGGAGGTACTGTAATTGATAATGTAGAAACTTTACTTAGATATTTATCAGGAGATACTTATATTGATGAAACTCCTATTGAACCATAATATTTTATTTATTTGTTGTTAATCCTAAAACTACTGATACTGATTATCTTTATCAGTAGTTTTTTTAATTTAAACTAATATGAACACAATAATAAATAATATTCATTATACTTTAAAAAAAATAACTAATAATTATATTATTACTAAAAATACTAATAATTTAGTAGTATTATCTTATAAATTTAGTATTTATAATTGTAATACTAATTTATTTGAAATTACTAATGAAGGTATTTTAGAAGATTTTAATGAAGTTGCAGAAATTACATTAATTAAAGATGGTAAATATAAATTAGAATTTAATATTGAATCTGATGTAATAGGAGATTCTAGTATTGCTAATACTTTTATAGGTTTTTATCATTTCAATAATTTAAAAACTCAATTAGTTAAAGAATTAAAAGCATTTTTATGTGATGATTGTAATTGTAAGTGTAAAGATAATTCTGATTGTACTTCTAAAGAAGCTAAATTTTGTTTAAAACATAAAAAATTATTTAGTAAATTAGAAACTTATAGATATAATTTATCTGGATTTTTAATTAATTCTTATGTTATAGATAATATTAAATTATTTAGATTTATACAAACAGTTATTTCTAATAATAGTTGTTTATTAACAAAAGAATTATGTAAAGAATTATTAGAAATTAGTTTAGGTAAACCTTATACTAATGAAAAAACTTATAAATTTTATATAGCTTTATATTATTTAGGTATTTATTTTACAGAAAAATATATTGATACTGAATTATCAGAAGCAGATAATTTAATAAGATTAAACTATTTAAATACTAGTTATAATTATAATGAAATTATAAATTGTATTTGTGGATTAGGTTTAGATATTAATACATTAGAACAATTATATAATAATATTTCTGGTGTTATTAATGATAATATTAATATTAATTTACCTCCTATTCAAGCTAGTTTAATTACTATTTTTCCTTTAATAAATGAAAGTGAAACTCAAACTTTTATTTTAACTGCTGATAATTTTTTAGATAATTATTCTGACCCTGAAGATAATGCACCTTTTTATATAAGAATTAGTAATTTTACTTTACCTAATACTATTAGATTATTATTAAATAATAATCAAGTAGAACCTAATAGTATAATTAATTTTGCAGATATTTATAATGGATTATTATCTATTGAAGTAGATGAAATTACTAATCCAATTGTATATAATATTCCTTATAATATTGCAGATGAAGGAAGTAATCAATTAGGAGCAGGTAATGTAATAAATATATTAGTATCTTCAGAAGATACCTATGAAAATTTACCTCCTATATCTATAGGAGATATTAATGTATTAGTTGAAACTAATGATGATTATTTTTTAACTATACCATTTCAACAAGCATTAGATAATTATATTGACCCTGAAAATGATGAAATAGAAAATATTATTTTTACTCAAAATTATCCTAGTAATATTAATATTTTAAATATTATAAGTGAATTAGGTATTCCTTCTCAAACAGATATTCCTTATAATATTATAACTCAAGGACAATTAGGATTATTTGTTAGTTCTACTAAACCAGAAGGAGAATATATATTACCTTTTAAAGTATCTGATATAGGTTCTAGTACTTACGGTGCTACTGGTAATATTAATATTACTGTTAAAAGACCTGCTACATATGATGTAGTTATTAATTCTGTAAATGGTATAAATGTAATAGATAATATTATAACTTTACCTAATAATATAACATTAGCTAATATTATTGCTACTGAAACTTCTAACATTAATACAACTAGTATAAATTGGACTTTAATATCTACACATAATCATGTAATTACTATAAATAATAATACTACTTTATTTCCTACGGTTGTAGGATTACAACAAGGTAATACTTATACACTTAGATTAACAGTAATTAATGATGGTAATACTTATATAAAAGAGATTAAAATAATTGTTACAGCAATTATAACTACTCCTTTTCAAAAAAGTACTGGCATAAATTTACAATTACAATCTGAAGGTAGTAATAGAGTTGGAATTACTGAAAATTTAATGAATACTTTACTTAATAATTATTTTCATCCTAATGGATTATTACCTACAAATATTATTATTGTAACTACACCAGGTATTGGATTTTTAGAAATAGATGGTGGTTTATCTCCTATTAATGCAAATAATACTATTATATTAGATTATAATCCTGGACAAACTAATGATAGATTTCAATATGTTTTTGATTATCCTATTGCTGTTTCTGTTCCTTTAAATACTAATTTTTATTTTTATTTTACTGATATTAATGGAAATATTAGTAATATTGCTTTATGTCAAATTAATTTACTTACTTAATTATGAAATTAAATATTAATAATAGAATTTTTGATATATTTAGATTACCACTTAAATTATTAAAAATTCCTTTAGCAGATGATAATGAAGATAATAAAATATTAGTAGTTAATCCTAAAGGAGAAGTTAGATATACTAATAATTTACCTTCTAATTCTAATACTGAAACATTTACTAAATTAGTTTATTATGTAAATAGCCAAGATGCAACAGGTTTACTTAATATAAGTAAAGTAACATCTAATGTTGATATTGATTTTTCTTTTCCAAGACAAGAAGTTGGTATTTTTAGTTTAAATTTTGATTTTCCTGGAGATTTTTATATAGATTTTAAAGGAGCAGTTCAAGGCAGAAATGATTGTATTGAATATAATAAAGAAGAAAATAATTTTAAAACTTATGATAATTTAGGAAATTTAAGTGATTTTTATGCTTTTGAATTTGGAGGTTGGATTATTATACATTTATTAAATAATTAATTAATTTAAAATATTATTATATGGAAGGAATTTTTGTAAAATTATCATTAAGTATTTTAAGTATATTATTATATACTTTATTAAAAGCTTTACCTTATATTCAAAATAATAGTTTTGATATTAAATATTTTTTAAATCATAATTATAAAAAATGGATATGGTCTTTAATTACTATTATTATAGTAGTTATTATTATTAGTTTAGAACCTGCTACAGGAGAATTAATAAAAGTATTTTTAGGATTAGATATATTAGATACTCCTGCTTCTTTTTTTACTTTAGGTTTAGGTATATCTAATCTCGTTCAAGATGTAAGTAAAAGTAATAAAAAACAATTAGAAAAACATGATGGATAATTCAGATTTTACTATTACAAGTATTAAACCTTTAATAGTATCTTTACTTGGATTAATTATTAGTTATGTTAATATTAATCAAATTCTTAGTATTATTGTATTAATTTTATCTATTATATATACTGGTTATAAAATAGAAGAAATGCATAATAAAAGAAAAACTAGATTAAAAGAAGAAAAAGAAGTTAAATCTAAATTAGAAGAAAATGATAACAACAATAATAATTGATAGAGGTCATGGTTTATTAGATAAACAAGGTAATTATGTTACTCCTGGTAAAAGAGCTACTCTCCCTGATGGGAGAGTAGTTTTTGAAGGTTTAGAAAATAATAAATATGCAAAAGCTATTGCTAAAGCTGCTAAAGAAGCAGGATTTAATGTAATTTTTACTGTACTTACTACTGATTTTAAAGATGTATCTTTAGTAGAAAGAGTAAATAAAGCTAATAAACATCCTAATAAAAATAGTGCTATATTTTTATCATTACATAATAATGCCGCTAATGGTAAAGCTTTTGGAACAGAATTATTTACTTCTAAAGGTCAAACATTATCTGATATATATGCACAACATATTATTGATAGATATAGAATTAGTTTTCCTAACAGACGTATGAGAACTGATAAAACAGATAAAGATTGTGATAAAGAATCTAATTTTTATGTTTTAGCTAGAACTATTATGCCTTCTATATTATTTGAATTTGGATTTTTTGATAATCCTACTGATTATGATTGGTTAAGTAATGAAAAAAATATAGATTTATTAGCAAAATGTACAATAGATGGTATTGTATCTGCTAATATTGATTTATATGGAGAGCATATATATCCACTTAAATAATTAATTATGAATGATTTTTTAAAAGTACTTAAAGGTAATTTACAATTTCCAAATATTAATATTTTTAATAGAAATAAAACTACTAATAATATTAAATTTCTTTGTATTACTAATGAAGGAAAACTTTTAATATTAGAAGATATAAATACTTTTAATGAAATTGTAAAGTTTTATAAAAATGTAGAATTTCATAATTCTAATTTAATATTTTATAATAATTTAGGAAAAGAAGTTGCTGCAATAACATTAAGTAATGGAGTTTTAGATTTATTATCTAATGATGTAGCTAAAGTAAATGGAGCTAATATTATTACAGATATTAATGGAATTACTGCTGATGCTAATGGTTCTGTTACTTTAAATTTAAATTCAGCTCCTAGAGTAGTAAATTCTAACACTACTGCTATAAATGATGAAACTATTATTATAGTTGCTGATAGTACAATTTCTAATCCTTCTATACCTGTAGAGGGTAAAGGATATAAAGTTATAATAGTTAACGGTATAGCTACTATTAATGGAATTAATTATGGAGAAGGTAGAATTATTACTAGATTTTTTCATAGTGGTTCTTGGAGAACAAAAGTTTATGTAGATGAAACAATTATTGGAAGTGCTGTACAAACAGCTTTAAATAATAAACAAAATACATTAGGTTATACTCCTGAAAATGTAATAAATAAAACTAATTTAATTACAAGTGGAATAGGGACTTATCCTAATACCCCAACTGTTAAAAATTATGTTGATTTAGATGAATCTTCATTTGGAGTTAAAAATAGATATGTTAGTGTATTGTCTATACAATCTACAATTACAACTTCAAATTTAGGTTCTAGTGCCGCTAATACAAATAATAGAGTAACTTTTATACCTTTTAGAGTAGGTAAAGATATAAATATTAAAAATATTGCAATTTTACAAAATGCTGAAAATAATGGAGCAAATTCTAATTTAACTTTTTATATATATAATGATAGTAATGATGGATTACCAGGTATTAAACTTCATCAAGTTATAAGTTCAAATGGTATATTTATAGGAGCAACTAAAGTAATAGATTTACTAACTAATTTTAATTTAGTTAGAGGAAATTATTGGATAGGTATACATTTAAGAAGTTTAAATACAGTAGGTACTAATCCTACATTTGTTGGAGGAAATGTAACTTGGAATAGTGTATTAGAAGATACTTTAATCTATTCAAATAATAGAAATAATGTTTTAGTAGTAGCTAATCAATCTACTGATTTAGGAAATAATCCTATCTTATCTAATAGTTTATCAGCAACTATTTCTTTACCACAAATTTTTATAAAATTATAATGAAATTATAATTAAATTATAATGAAACATATAGTTAATATAACAGGTAAATATTTAGGAATAGCAGGGTCTAAAACAATATTAATTGATGGACAAATAGAAGTTCCTAATGCTCCTCCTAGTAATTTAATAAAACCTATTTGGGATTTTAATAATAATATTTATTATGAATCTGCAACAGAAGAAGAAATTCTTTTAAATAGAGAAATTCCTAATGAAGTTCCTTTATGGGCATTAAAGATTATTCTTAATGAAATGAAAATTATTAATAATGTAATTAATGCTTTTAATTTATTAGAAGAACCTACTAAAAGTAGAGTTAATTTTGTATGGGAATACGGTAATTCAGTAGAACGTAATAGTAATACAGTTAATTTTATTAAATCTGTATTAAATTTATCAGATATTACTTTAGATACTATTTTTATTGAAGCAAGTAAAATTAAACTTTAAGATTATGAAATATATAAATAAAATTATTGAATTTTTTAAATATGTAACACAAACTTCTAATTGGTTATTACATATTATATTAGGTATAGGTATTGGTAATATGTTACTTTGTTATGTTAGAAATACTTTTCTACAATTAATAATTGCTGTTTTATTTACTACTGTTATTGCAGGACTATTAGAAAAAGGACAAAGTATAGTACTAAAAGTAAAACCTGATATTAGAGATGTTATTGCTACTGGTATATTAGGAGGTTTTATTAGTTTTTTAATTAATATTACTTTTTATGGTATTCATTTTGATACTGCTAAAATTGAAAATAAAGAATTTCTTTCTATAATATTTTATAGTGGAGTTATTTTAGTTATTTATTCTATTATACATTGGACTATTATTCAATTTATTAAATTAAAAAAAGAAAATAAATGATTTGGATATTATTAACTTTAATAGCTTATATACTATTTAATATTCTATTTATAGTTAATTTTTTTGCAGTAATTTATAAATATGGTTTTAAATGTTCTGTAATTATTGGTTTTTTTAAACAAACAGCTATTGATTTAGATAGATATGGAAATCATAATTACAGAACTTTATTTAATATTGCATTAAAAAAAGAAAATGGTTATAAATTTGGTAATGTTAATGAAACTATAAGTAGTGTTTTAGGTAAAAATAAAAGAGATAGTACTTTATCTAAAATAGGTATAATTGTTTGTACTATTTTAGATTTTTTAGATGAAAATCATTGTATAAAAAGTATTAATAATAATATATATAATTATGAATAAAAATATTAAAAATATAGCAAGAATTGTAATAATAATAATTTTATTATTATTTGTATTTCATTTAGCAAAAGATTGGTTAAGACCTAAAATTATTAAAACTTTAGGAGGTTATACTGATAAAGAAGTATCTAGTAAAATTGATACTTTAGAAAGACGTTATGATACTTTATATTTTGATTATCAAAATATTATTAGTAATGCTAGTATTAGTAAAAGAGATACTCTAACTAATTATGTTATCAAATGGGAAACTAAATTTATAAATTCCGGTCAAATTTTTACTAAGGACACGATTACACGCATTTCGGAAGCGTATATTTCATTCAATACCATAGATGATACTTTAATATCAGGAAAGATAAAAACCGTTATAAACGCTTCAAATTGCGAAATTGTTGAACAAAATTTGGATTATAAACCTAAATTCCCTACATTAGTAAAAGAATATATTACTGTTAAAGAAACTATTACTGAAACTTTAACTAATGAACCTAAAATTAAATTAGGTATTGGTGCAGATGCTACTTTTAATAGAGATTTTAGTTTATTTGGAGTATATCAAAGTAAAAATAATTGGCAAATTCAAGGTGGTTATCAATGGAATACTGAAACATTTGATAGAAATAATATTAGAAATACTGGTGCTATAAAAGTAGGATTAGTTAAATTATTTTAAATGAAAACATTAAATCAAATAGCAGAAAATATTGCTTTTAAATTAGGAGATCAATTTAATCATACTTTACAAGAAAGTATAAAAGATACTCTAATAGATTGGAGAGCTAAATTTTTAAGAGATGATGCAGATAGAAATTTTATATCTGATATTCATTTTTCTCAAACTATTACTATACAATTTCAAAAAGTTAATTTATTAACTGAATTTAATGCTAATTTTGATTGTATTAATAGTATATGTAGTGGTATTCAAGAACAAGAAGAATATATGATTCTTAAAAGTACTAAAAAAATACCATTACCTATAAGAACTAAAATTAGTCATACAAATCCATATAATTATATAGGAAGTATTGATGGTTTTAGAAGTTTTAAATATACTACTATTGATAAATTTCCTTATTTAAAACATTTAAAATATAATAGTAGAGTTATTTATTATATTATTATAGATGGATATTTATATATAATAAATAATTTAGATTTGTGTGATATTAATAATACTTTAAATATTTGTAATGTTATGATTCGTGGAGTTTTTGAAAATCCTAGAGAAGTATTTAAAGTTTGTTCTGTTAATAATGGATTTGCAGATGATGCTATTTTCCCCATAGGTGTTGATATGTTGATGCAAATTAGTAATGGTATTGTAAGAGGTGAATATCCTCTTAAATCTAGTAAAGGTGAAGAAATAAATATTAAGAATAATGATAACAATCAAAACAATGTTCGAACTTCATAATACATTAATTAATGTAGAACTTGAAGAATTAGATAAAGAAGTTAAAAAACTTAAAGTTACATTAAAAAGTATTAATGATTTTTTTGAAAATAATAGAGATAAATTAGTAGGTTGTGTAGACTACAACCTTCTTCTAAATGGGGAACATCAATATATTAAAACTCCATTAAATGCAACAGAAGAATATGCTAATATTAATTTAATAGCTTTAAGAGATACTACTAAATTAATTAATAATAAAGAAGCTAGACTTAAAGTTATTAAAGGTCAAAAATTACATATTAAAGTTTTCTTTTATATTATTAAAAGAATTAACGAATTAATAGTAGATGCATTAATATATAAAGGTTATCAATTAAGAGATGATTTTATAGGTACTATTAAAATTATTAATGCTAAAGATAAAAAGAAAAGACCTGATTGGAATAAAAGTCTTATTAATAAACAAAAATTAATAGAACAAGGTAAAATTCCTTATATGAAAGCTGATGCTGAAAAAGCATTAAAAGAAAATAAACCTTATAATGGAGTTCCTTGGCTTGTTTATCATAGTAGTGAAGATAGTCTTTGGTTTAATTGGAGTTATGGTTTAAGACCTGCTTTAATTTTACCTAATATTAGAAATTATGTTTTTGTTCCTTTAAGAGGTACTACAGGAGCTGTTGCTAAATTACAAGAATTTAGAAAAAGTTTAAATAAAGATGCATTTAATGAAAGATTTAATAATCCTAATAAATTTAAAATATGCACGTAAATTATATAAGTACTAAACAATTAATTGGTAGAATTTTAAATGGTATTGGATTAGAATCTACTAATTTTGTTGATAGTTTTCCTCAATGGATTGAAGATGCTATTAGTATTATAGGTATTCCTAAATATTATATACATAAACATTATGTTATAAATATTAATCAACATAAAGGAAGTTTACCTTGTGATGTTGAAAGTATACATAGTTTATGGGTTGATACTAATTTAAATTCTTTTTCTAAAAGAAGTTGTTTAAAACATTTAACTATTAGAAATAACCCTCTTATAGGACATGAAATTAAATTACCTCAACATGAAAGTGTTTATGGTAATATAAATGGTAGATTTTTAGAAACATCATTTTATAACGGTAAGGTGTTATTAATATATAAAGGTATTCCATGTGATGATGAAGGATATCCTTTAGCTCCTAGTAATGCTGATTTTATTCAAGCTTTTGAATATTATGTTATTATGAGATTAGCTTTAATAGGTTATAAACATCCTATATTAAATTATGAACAAGCATATCAATTATGGGAAAAACATTATCCTAGAGCTGGAAATTCTATTAATTGGATGAGTTTACCTGAATATCAAGAATTTACTGAAATGTGGAATAATAGTATATTAGGAGACTTACAAAGTCTTAATTATATACATTAACATAATAATAATATGGAACAATTTAAAGGTTTAAGTAGAGATACTACTAGAAGTAAAACTCCTGCAGGAATGTGGGAGTTTGCTCGTAATATATTATTAACAAAAGGATTTACTTCTGTATCTAATGAATATGGATTTATAGAACAAGTTGATATTCCTGGAGAAGTTATTGGAGTTATAAGTACAAATGAAGAAACTGTTATATTAAGTATAGATGGTGATTTTTCTTGTATTGGGTACTTTAATAATGAAGAATTAATATATATTCCTGTAATAAGAAGTATTTATCTTGGTTTTAAAATTAATCATCCTATTGAAGGAGTATTTTTTTATAATTTTAAACAAGAATTAATAATAGCTTTTTGTGATGGTGTAGCATTAGATAGTAATACTCCTAAATTAATTAATCTTAATAATTTAGGTTTTGAAGTAGATGTTAATTATGAATTAGTTAATCCAGATGATATAAATTTATTAAATTTATTTATTAATACAATAGAAGGTAATATAAGAATATCATATGGTACAAATAGTACTATTCCTATAGATATAGTTTATATTACTTTTTGTTATGTATTACCGGATAATATATCTACTACTCCTTATTATCCTGTTCATCATATAGCTTATCCTACTTTTCAATGGAATGAAAAAAATAGAAGACCTGTAATTATTAATTTAACTGAATTAGATAATAAATATGATCAACTTAAAATTGGATTAATTATTAATACTGATAATGGTTTAGTAGGATATGAAAGTTTTCCTATTAATTATAATAATAGTCAATTAAATTATACTATATCTTCTTTAACTGATTTTACTATTACAACTTTAGATAATTTAATAGTACCTACTATATTTTATAATAGAGTTAAAACTATGACTACTCAAAATAATCAATTAGTTATAGGTAATATAGCAATAGAAGAAGAAATAAAAATACAAAAATATGTAAATAGATTAGAACTTAAATTACAATATATAATTGATGAAGAAGAAAAATTTACTCATCCCACTCTTTGTCCTGATGAAGTTTATGCTATTTATATACAACCTCAATGGTTAACTGGTGAATTTGGTAAAGCTTATCCTCTTATTGGTCCTGAACCTAATAATAATACTGAAAGAAATATATTAACTCAAACAGATTTAAATAATTTAGGTTTAAATGAATTAGATGCTAATGAATATAAAAAATTTCATATTATTAATTCAGGAGATTGGGTATTACCTCCACCTTTTATATCTAATGGAGATAGTTCTCAAGTAGCTCTTAAATGGGGTTTTTGGGAAAATGAAGAAGTTTATCCTAATATAGAAGATTTTAATAGTACAATTGATTATAATAATAATCCTTTAGGAGGAACAGATTTAAGAAATACTCCTATTAAATATTTTAGAGTTCCCGGATTAGATAATATTATTAAAAAAATACCTTGTCCTTTAGGACATACTCATAAAAATGATTTAAATAATTCTGTAACTTTTCAAGGTTATATTCCTAAATTTGGTGTATATTTAAATAATTTTAATACTGTTTTTCCTGAAAAAGTTAGAGAAAAAATGCAAGGATATAGATTATTAATAGTTAAAAGAAAACAAGGAAATAGATTAGTAGAAGATATACCTTTTATACATCATGGAGAAACAAGAACTATGGATATAGATGGTACTAATCGTGAATTTATTCATGCTAATTATGATAATCCTCAAGCAGATGGAGGACAATCTTTAAGACATATTTATATTCAACATGGTTTTTCAAAATTATGGAGTTCTACATTATCTTATTATAAAAATACAATATCTGCTAAAATTATTAAAGCTAATTATGGAATAACTCATACAAGAGTAAGGAGTGGAAATGATATAGAAATAGAATTAGATGATAAAGGTACTTTTGAAAGTGTAAATTCTATTTCTAATTTTACCGGTTATTGTAAAATAAAAGAAACACAAAAATATGGAATTATTAAAGATTTAATTTATGTTCCTGGTAATAATATTGCTGCTAAAACTCAATTTCTTGAAGAAGGTATATTTTTAAAAGCTAAAAATTATCTACAAACAGATGATGGGGGTTACACAGATTTACCTGATGAAAAATGGAATCCTTTATTAATTTATAGTCCTAATGGTCTTAGTTCAAGAATTGATAATATAGAATTATATAATAGTACTACTAGATTATATGAAGATTTTGATATAACTGAATCAGATGGTTGTTATAAAAAAACATTATCTGTTACTTTATTAAATTTACAAAAAAATTTGTATAGTGGATTTAATCCAAAAGAATTTATATCTTTAGGAAGAGTTAATATTAATGAATCTAATAAAATATTATCAGATAATGGAGATATTTTTACTAATAATATTATTAGGGTTCCTACTGGTATACTTTTAGGTACTTCTATATTTGGAAGAATAATATATAATGATTTATATATAAAAGGTATTTGGAATATTAATAATAATTCTAGTGTTTTTATAGAAAAAGATAGACCTTATAATCGAATTTATGAATTAGATGGAGATGGTAGTGAAAGTGGTTTAGTTAATACATTTGAATTTAATTTAAGTTTTTTTAATGAAGATGTTTTTAGAAGTTTAAATGATTTAATTGTTGCAATAGCTAATAATAGTTTAAAACCTTTTATTAATTATTTTCCTTTTAGAGTAGCAAGAACTCCTAAAATTCCTAATGAAAATTTACAAACTAATGTATTAAGAACTTTTAGAGCTAATGATTATTATGAAATGCTTAATGATAGAGGAGAAATTATAGCAATAAGAGGTACTAATAAACAATTATTTATTCAACAAAAATATAGTTTATTTGTAGCTACTCTAAAAGATAAACTTAATACAGATGGTACTAGTACTTATTTAGGAGAAGGAGATATATTTGATAGAACACCTGATGAAATTAAATTTAATACTAATAAAGGTTATATAGGATGTACTAATCAATTTGCTTGTATTATTTGTCCTAGTGGTTATGTAGTTGTAGATCAAATTAAAGGTAAAATATTTTTAATAGGTGATGAATATACTGAAATTAGTAAAGCTAATATGATTAATTGGTTTGAAGCTAATTGGGATACTAAATTTTATTATATTTTAGATAGATTTAGTAAAAAACAAAGAGTTGATAATCCTTTTAATAGTATTGGTCATTTAGTAGGTTATGATGAAGATAATAATAGATTATTATTTACTAAAAAATATTATGAATTTAAATTTCCTGAATTAGTAGAAAATGATGAAGAAGTAGGACCTTTTACTTATACATTTGATGGAGAGTTTTATTATAATAAAACAAGTTTAGTTAATGGTATTCAAGTAAATGTAAATAATCAACCTTCAAATGGTAATACTACTTCTTTAAATTATAGAGATATTAATAATGTTCAATTATTTAATGTATCTTGTATATTTGTAAATACTGTAACAGACCCTAATCATGTTTTAATAGGTATTAATCGTTTTGCTACATTTGTTAATTATATATCTTATATAAATTTAAAATTAAGTGAAGCTAATTTAATAGAAGGTAAAGATTATTATTTAACTATTAGTAATAATGGAGTAGATACTCCTTATTTTATATTAACTATTTTTAATAACACTGTATTAGTTTCTAATGATAATAATGTTACTGGTTTTACTTTTAATTATCCTGTTATTGAAATACCTTTTCCAAAAAGACTAATATATAATGATGAACGTTATTTTATTAATAAAAGTAAAACTTTATCTTTTCAATTAGATGATAAAGTATGGGTATGTGAACATGATTATTATCCTAATGCTTATTATTTTAATCAATTAGGTTTATTTAGTATTTATAATAACCCTACTTTTGAATTAGATGAAGAAGGAGCTGTAATTAATATTAATTTTAATTTTAGTAATTATATACATAATCAAAAATCTGTTAATAGAGGATTATTTTATAATAAAAATTATCAATCTTATATTGATTTAATATTTAATGGAAGATTAGATTTAAGTAAATTATATCAAGCTGTAACTTGGGAAAGTGTTGTTTATACAATAGAACAAGCTAGATTATATAATAATACTATTGATGCTATAATGATTTATAGTGATTATCAATGTAGTGGAGTTATTAATTTAGAACAATTTGTAAATTGTAGAAATGTAGAAGGTGTTTGGAATTTTAATGAATTTAGAGATGTTGTAATTAATTCTAATTTCCCCATAGTTGATAGTGTTGGAGACTTAGTTGAAAATAATGTAAATTTTAACAAAAGTTTTTTTGATAAGTCAAAATTTATTGGTACATTTGTAGTTATACGCCTAATTATGTTTAATAATAATACTAATGATGTATATATTAATCAAGTTAATGTAAAAAGTAGAATTTCTAAAAGATAAAATATGCAACAACCTGATAAAAATAAAAGTAAAATTAAACCAGTAACTAGAGGAGATAGTTTAGTTGTTTATAATAGTACAGTTAAATTTGAGAATAAACTTAAAGAATTAAAATATAAAAAAACTAGTTCTTTTAAATCAGATATTAATAATAATTCTCAATTATATGGTAATATATATTCTTTTAATAATAATGATATTAAAATAAATCCTAATTATGTTGATTTAGAAGAATTAAAAAAAAATATATATAAAGATAGTAAAGGAGATATTTATTTAAAACCTACAGTACCTCGTAAAGGTACTACTAATTATGGTAATATTAATGTAAATAATAAACCTGTTTTAAAAAAAATAGATGATAATCGATATTTAACTATTGAAGATTTAGCTTATATAGGTTATAATACTGATTTACCTAATATTATATTAGATAAAAGAATTAAGCCTCAAAAAATAGAAGGATATGATTTAAATGATGGAAATAAAAGAGATGTTATAAGTTTTAGTAAATATGATAAACTAGCTGTTAAACCTTTTGATTTATTAACAGAAAAAGAAAAAGTTAAAAGAGTAGAAGAATATGGTACTGATGGAGTTCCTCAAAGTTATTTGAATAAAACTAAAAATAATACAAGTACAAATACAAATACTACTAATAAACCATATACTAATAAACCAACTGCTACATATAGTACTAAACCAACTGCTACATATAGTAAACCTAGAGAAAAAGTTGAAGCTATTAAACCTTTACCTAGTGCATCTATAAAGACTGGTAGTAATACTTTATATTCTGATGTTAAGGTTATTCGTAAAGCTAGAACCCCTAAAGCTTATAAAGTAGAAACTAGTGGAGGTAGTAAATCTAACAAATGGAGAACAACACAAACTGTTAGTACTCCTGATAATATAGGAGCTAATGATGGAGATACAAGAAAAATAGTTCCTCTTTTTGGTGATGGTGGTAAAATTAATACAATAAATGTTATGAGAAAACCAAGATTAAATAGTAGAAAAAGATATATTTCTCCTGCTGTAATTGGTGCAGGAGTTAATGTAGGAATGGGATTAATTCAAGGAGCATTACAAAGAGGTGCTCCTATTAAAGCTAGAAGTAATGCTTTAAATCAAATGTGGAAAGAAAAATCTGTTAGTGATGCTCAAAGTTTTGATGATTATACTAAAAATATTGATGATGTTATTGATTATTATGCTGATGGTGGTAAACTTCCAACATTATCATCTATGGGGAAATATAACACAACAGGAGGTAAATTAAAACCTATTGCTGATGGAGTTGTTGAAGTACAAGGTAATAAACATGGAGAAAAAACTATTGATAATTCTTATGGAGTTACTTTACATAAAGGTAATCAACCAATTGCTGAAGTAGAAGATAAAGAAGTTATGGTAGAACAACCTGATGGTGATATGGTTTTTAGTGCAAGATTAAAAGATGAAAAAGGTGTATCATTTGCTAATAGAATGAAACAATTAGCTAAAAAACGTAATAAATTAGAAAAAGATTTAGATAAAAATTATGATACTAAATCTCGTAATAGTATTGAACGTAAATTAGCAGGTCTTAATATGGCTGAAGAAGTTCTTAAAATTAAACAAGAAGAAGTTAAATTTGAAGAAGGTCAAGCTGAATTAGATAAACTAGCTAATGGTGGTAAAATTCCTAAATATGCTAATGGTACTATGAATTTAGGAGATACAGATAATTATTTATCTAAAAATAATAAACAAATGTGGAAAGATATATTACCTACTTTAGCTGATAATGCAGGTAATATGTTATTAACTCTTAATACTCCTAAATTAGCTAAACCTATTAGAAAAAGTGCAGTTAATTTAAATACTAACTATAATATTAATCCTCAATTATCAGAAGTTAAAAATGAAATAAATGCTATTACAGATAATATTTATAAAAATACATCTAATAGTAATATAGCAAGAGCTAATATATCTTCTGCTAGATTAAGAGGTTTACAACAGACTAATAATATATTAGGACAAAAAGAAAATATTGAAAATCAATTAAAGAATCAAAATAAATTAAATAAACAACAAGTAGAACATATTAATATTGATGCAGATAATAATAATAATATGTTAGAATTTACTAGAGCTAATGATATTCATAGTAGAATTTCTGCAAATTTAGCAGATATGAGTAGTGATTTTAAAGAAGGACAAACTAGAAGAGATTATAATGCATATTATGATGAATCTATGTTATTAGAATTACTTGATGACCCTACTGGTGTTAAAGCTAGACATCTTATGAATAATCCTTATTTAAAAGCTAAATATGGTAAATATTTTACAAAACCTAGTAATACTGTTAATCCTAGACGTAAAAGAATAGATACTAATTTTAATAATAATAATACTGTTATTGGTACTACTTATTTACCTAGAAGAATTGATGCTAATTTTAATTAATATATAATTATGTTACAACCTCAAAGAAGTAAATTATTAGGGGATTTATATTATGATAATACTCCTAGACCTTTTGTTCCTCCTCCAATAGAAGAACGTAAAGCATTTTTTAAACAAAAAGAAGATGATTATCTTTTTGCTAAAGATTCAAAAAATGAATTAGAAAATATATTAAAAACAATGCCATATTTAGAGTCCAATACGGACTCTAAATCTGTTTATGATGATATGATTAGAAAATCTAATAATGTATTATCTAAAATAAATGCAGATAATTATGAAGATAATGTATTAAATGTTAAACAGTTAGCTCATGATATTTATAATAAATTTGGTGGTTATGAATTAGTAACAGAAGCACAACAAATGTCAGATTTAGATGCTCAAATAGATGAAGCTATTAAAGACCCTGAAAGAGCTAATTGGACTAAACAACAAAATAGATTAAATCATAAAGGAATAAGATTTAATGAAGATGGTACTATTACTAGACCTAAAGTAAGTGGAAGACCTATTATTAAAGATGTTAATGTACAAGAAAAATTGTTAAAATTAATGGATGATTGGAAAGCTGATGGTTATGTTGTTACAGACCCAACTACAGGTAAATTAATTGTTAATAGAGAAATACCAGGATATTTAGGTTTTAAAAAAGGAGAAGTTGTTACAGAAGATGAATTAGCACAAGCAGGTATGGCTTATATGGAAGCTGATTTAGAAACTAAACAATATTTAGATGAATATGCTCAATTTAAAGCTTCTCAAATTCCTCCTACTGCTGAAAATCTTAATAGAATTTTAAGTCCTACTGTAAAAGAAGCAGTGTTTGGTAATAGTAATATTAGTGATGGAGAAATACAAGCTAAAATAGATAATGGTGAAATAAATCCTTCTGATTTTATTAATCAATATATTAAACAAACTGAAAAAGTTAAAGCTTTAGAAGCTCCTGTTGCTAAATATGGTTATAGAAAAGAAGAACTTACTACATTAGAAGATAAGTTATTAATGGAAGCTTTAAAAACTAGTGCTTCTAATAATGCTGCTAAAACACAAGAAGAAAGTAATGTTGCAATTAGTGTTGAGCCTTTTAAAGTTAAACCTAATTATAATACTATTGATATTAATAATATTAATACTCAAAAGAAACAATTATCTGATGAAAGATTAAAAGTTCAAGCTGAAATAGCTTCTTATAATTTACAACTTAATGAAGGTAAAGGTATAAGTCCTCAACAGTTAGATTTAATGAATAAACAAGTAACTGAATTAGATAATAAAATTGCTGCTTTTGAAGAACAAGAAAGAATTATTAATAAACAATTTGAAGATTTAGCTAAAAAATCTAATGTTGGATTAACTGAAACTTATAATAAATATTATAATGAATCTGTAAATGAAACTATTAAAACTAATAAAGAAATATTAAATAATGATAGAGATTCTTTAATAGATGTAACATCTTTATATAACAAAGAAAATAACACATTATTTAATAAAAAATTACCTGATGGAACTGGTAAAATGAGAAGTAGTTATGATAATGATATTATTATAAAAGATGGTAAATATTATTTAAGACCTTCTGAAATAGGTTATGATAAAGATTTATTAGATATTTTAGAAGATTATGCTTTTAATTCTAGTGGTAATATTAATAATACTATAGTTAAAAGTTCTGCTAGTTTTTATGATACTCCTGAAGAAGAAGAATTTAAATCTATGGCTGTACAAGCATATGCTAATAATGAATCTTCTACAAATTTTGGTGTTCCTAAATCTTTTTATAAAGATTATAAAAATAAATTATTATTTTCAGGTGCTTTATTAAATGCAGTAGATAAAGTTAAAAAACAACATGGTAGTATTGATGAAATAGGTGGTTTAAATGGTACTCAAGATATGAATTACTTTATGGTTGAAGGAGAAACTACTAAAAATACTTCTAAACAATATGTTAGTATGAGAAGTATACTTAACCAATCTTTTAAAAAGACACCTCAACAATATGAAGTTGATGGTAGAAGTATAGCAGATATATTAGTTAATGATTATGGTTTACCTGATATTAGTGATAAATATATTGATTGGGATAAAACTTCTGCTGAATATTTAATTCAAAGAGATAGAGTTAATGGAACTCAATATGGATTAGATATTAAATTAACTAAAGAAGGTAAAGAAAAATTAGATAGTCTTTGGTTTACTAATGCTACAATGGATAAAAATGCTAATAGTATTAAATTAATAGCAAATAATCCTACTAAAAATAAACCTGAAGAAGATGCTAAAATTAGAGATTTAATGTTTAGTTTATATGCAGAAGTTGCCGATACTAGTACTTATTATAAAGAATCTCTTGCTAAAGATATGGGAGAACTTTATTTTAATACTAAACCTGAAGGAGAAAAATTAGATAATTTAAATCTTTATGTATTACCTAATGGAGAAGAAGCTAAATTAAAAATTAATGAAGGTACTTCTAATGAAGAACAATTAAATATTAAAAGTATTGCTCGTTCTACTAGACAAAGTAATATTAGAAATGTTGATTATGAAGTTAGTAGATTTAGAAATAATACTAGGCAAATATTTGCAACTGATAATAAAGGTAATACTGGTTGGATTAGTGATACTGAAGTTGGTGTAGATAAAAATTATAATTCTGTTTATTTTAAAACTCCTTCTGATATTAAACAAGTATTAGGTGCTACATTATTAGCTTCTGATTATAAAAAATATAAAACAGCAGATGCAGTTAATCCTTATGCTGATTATTTAGAATCTTTAAAAACTAATGGTTATACTCAAACTAGTAATGCTAGTGTACAAAGAACTGATTATAATAGTTATTTAAATAATTTAAAAAATATTTACAATAATAATTCTTATAATATTAATATAACTAATACAACAGGTAATAAAGTTACTATAGAATCTAAAGTTCCGGCAGAAGATTTATATGATTTAAGAACTAAACATAAAAGTAAAGTTTCTAATTTTGTTTCTTATCCTTATGTACATAAAGATATTTCTACTTATGTAGATAAAATTCTTGAAGAAAATAATTTAATTGTAAGTGGTGGTTTTAGAGGAGAAGCTACTCATTTTGGTTTAAAAGAATCTGCTCAAAATAGTACACATAAATATGCACATGGAATTGATTTTAGAGCTGATAAAGAAGGAGAAGATTTTTATACTAGAGTGTCTACTAATCCTGATTTATTAAAACAATATGGCATTGCTAAAATTTATCGTCATGTTGTTGATGGAGTTCCTCATATACATACAGAATTTTATAATACCCAATTATAGATTATATATAAATTTTATAAATAATAAATTATGGATAATTTAAAAGAATCTACACCAAATACTGGTACAGATTTAACAAGTGATTTATTAGCTGAAATAACCTCAAAGAATTCTTTGGGGTTTTCTGCTGATAATAATAATGATACTGACCCTAAAAAGAAAACTAGTAAAGTAGAAACACCTACTGATAGTAAAACATTAGGTATGCCTACTACTTCTTCTATAAGTTTATTAGATGGTATGTCAAGATTTGCACATCAAAGAGTAGAAGCGGGAGCAGAAAGAGATACTAAAGTTAATTTAGATGAATTAGCTGGTTATCTTAATACTGATTTTATTAGTTCTCGAGAAGCTGCTTTTGGTGAACGTGCTAGAAATCAAAGTAATTGGGAACAAGCACGTAATATGTTTGGTAGAATTGGTGCTAATGTATTACCTGAAGTTTTAAGTAATATAGTTAGTGCTTTTGACATTAATAGTTATTATGAAAATGAAAGCCAAATTAATAATACTGTTGTAGAGTATTTAAAATCTATACAAGATAATGTTAATAAAACATTACCTATATATAGAGAAAATCCGGATAAACCATTAGATATTGGAGATGCTGCTTATTGGTTTGAATCAGGAGGTAATTTAGTTACTTCTGCTGTAGGATTTGTAGGAGCAGGTTACGTTACAGGTGGTGGAGTAGGTACTATTTTTAGTAAAGCTGGACAAGCAGCTAAATGGATAAATACATTAGGTAAAGCTACTAGATTAGGAGATAAAGGTATTAATACTGTTAGAGGTGCTACTACTTTAACTAATGCCTTAATGTTAAATCAAGCAGAAAGTTTTGGAATAGGAGTAGATACTTATAATCAAGTTTATAATAATAAACTTACTGAATTAAGAGCAAATCCTGAAAATTCTAAATTAAGTGATGTTGAAATTGATACTCTTGCTAAACAAAAAGCTTCTGAAGCTGCTGCAAGTGCTATTAATTTTAATAGAATTAATATTTTATTAAATCTTAGTAGTGCTAATTTATTCCTTAAAACTCCAATAGGAACTAGAGCTTTAATTGAAGCTCCTAGTAGATTAAAAACTTTAAAAGGTATTGGATTAGAAGGTTTACAAGAAGCTGCTGAAGAAAATATTAATATGATTGCTCAAAATCAAGCAGTAGAAGAAAATTATACATTTAAAGATGCATTAAATGATGTTGGTAGTAGAGAAGGTCTTGAAAGTACTATATTAGGATTTATTGGTGGTGCGGGGCAAACGGCATTAACAAAAGCCGGTAAAATGTTACCTATTTATAAAAATACGGCTTTCAGGAATGAATATAATAACGCCTATTCAAAGTTAATACAAGAGGGGTACTCTAGTGAGGAAGCGGATGCAAAAAGTCAGGAAATCGCTTTAAATAAGGTCAAGTCTAGTAGTAATCGTGTATCTGATAACTTTATAAGACAACAAAGGTATATATTACAACAACAACAAATAGAGGAAAATAATAATTTAGGTAAAGTATCTAAAATTAATGATGTTACTTCTGTATTTTATAATGCACAAGAAGAAACTG